AAGATCATTGCCGGCGCCCTGACGCAAATCGGCACAACTTATTCCGGCACAGTGGCCGCTGGCGATGTCATCAAGCTTAGCGTTGATGGGTCAAACGTTTTCAAGATTTACCAGAATGGCGTCCTGAGATTCACGTCTTCTGCAGACTCGTTCAATTCAACGGCCACCAAAGCCGGTATTGCTTTCTATAGCAATAGCGCAACGTCGCGGCTTGATGATTTCAGTTTTGTCGCCGCCGGTGGTTCTACTCCAGTCACGCTGACCACCAGTCTGTCTGCCGCAGTGCAAGCGGCCCGGTCAGCAACAGTCGGCCTCGCCGGCGGCGTGCAGGCCCCGCGAACTGCCACGGCTGTCGCTGATGCAGCGGTGGCGTCGGCCAAGACTGCGACGGCCAGCCTCTCGGCCTCTGTGTCTGCTGTGGCGCAGGCCGTGGCCAGCCTGGCGGGCGCGGTGCAGGCCGCCAAATCGGCTTCGGCTGGTGCCGATGCCGTCGTGCAGTTGGCCGAGAGCGCCGCCGCGGCGCTGGACCTGGCGGTGCAGGAGCCACGCTCTGCCGCCGCATCGCTCGATGGCCAGGTGCAGGCCGAAAGCAGCGCCACGGTTGGCCTGTCTGGCTTTGTGCAGGCCGGCAGCGGGCTCAATGCCTCCATGAGCGCGGCCGTGCTGGCCAGCGCCATGCAAACGGCCGGGCTCGACGCGGCGCTGGTTGTGCCGTCCATGTCCACGGTGGGCATGTCGGCCGCGCTGCGCGCTGCGGCCATGGCTTCGGCCGCGATCGACGCCGCCGTGTCGGCGCCGGTACTGAAGTCGCTGGGCCTTGATGCTCAGGTGCAGGACGGATCCGGCGTGGCGGCTGCGATTTCCGCGGCGATCACAGAGGCCAAGTCGGCGCTGGCATCGGTCGATGCGGCGATCTCGCGCGCGGCCACGGCGCAGCTGTCGCTGTCGGCGGCGGTGTCGCTGGAACAGTCGATGTCGGCCGCGGCCAATGCGGCCATCCTCTCCAGCGCGGCAAGCGCGCTGGGCCTGGGCGCCTACGTCTCCGACCCGTCCGCAGGTGGCGGCGCTGGCGCAGCTGAGGTGTGGTCATTCCTGATGGCCAACGGCAAGACTGCTGAGCAGAACGTGGTGGAAATCCACGCGATGCTGTTGGCGCTGACCCCCGATGTGATCGCCTCGGCGGTCTGGAACAAGACCCTGCCATGACGGCCGGTGAGCGGCTGCTGTTCCTGAGCGGGCGGCCAGGCCGCACGGCCGGCGAACAGTTGCGCATGATTGCTGGTGCGCTGGCCACGTCCGGCGCGCTGCTGGTGGCCTACTCGGGCCTGCCCACGGGCACGGCCACTCAGCACATCCTCGTTGACCACTTCCGCGATGACGATGGCCAGGTCTACGGCGCTGGCGCCAAGGGCGCTGGCGCTGCGAAGGGTTCCGCTGCCGCTGGATCCAGTTCGGCCACACCTTCTGCAGCCGGTGTTTCCGGGGCAGGGGCTGGCGCTGGATCTGTTGGCGCCACCATGCCGCGGGCCATGCCCGCAACCGTTGGCCAGGTCGTCGCGCTGTCGCCTGATCTGCAAGCCGCTGCTGCGGCGCTGGCCGCGCAGGCCCAGGATGATGCCGCTGCGCTGCTGGCTCTGCAGGCCAGGCAGGCGCAGGCCGCGCAAGTGGTTGCAGTGCTGGCGCAGATTGAGCTGATGACAGAAAGCGCCGTGACCGTTGAGTCTCACGGCCCTACCGACGAAGAGCTGGCCATGATTGTTGCGGCGATCGCGGCGGCCACTGCCTGACGTGGCAAGCACGGCAGCATCGCCGCACCATCTACGGAGCAAACCATGGCCAAGGGAAACGCAATCGCATCGATCAAAGCCGAGGACGACTGGCAAACCGAAAGCGATCTGCGCACGATGATCGAGTGCGAAAAGATCGAGAAGGATCCGAAGCGCCTGGCCAAGGTGCAGGCCCTGGCCAAGCAACGAATGATGGACATGGCTGCGGTTGCCACCGAAGGCAAGACCGACGCCTGATCTACCAACCCCAACGATTGAGAGAAGCGCATGAGTGCATTTGACAAGGACATCCTGGCCACGCTGGAACCCGAAGAGCGGGCGGCCCTTGAGGCTGACACCCCGTCCGCCGAAGATGCTGACGCCCTGGCGCGCATCGCCGGCGGCGCCGAAGGCGACGATGACGGCGACGATGCCGATGATGGCCCCGCCGACGAAGTGATCGACGCCGATGGCAACCCCGTCGTTCAAAGCGTGGCCGCACCCGCTCCGGCGCCCGCCGCCGCCCCTGCGCCCGCCCCGGCTGCTGCTGCCGATGGCGCTACCAGCGCAGCCCCGGCGCCCGCCGCGCCTGTCGTTGATCCCGATGCCCCGCGCGAGTACGTCTCGACGCTGCCCGAGGACTACGACACCAAGGTGGCCGACCTGAAGGCCGAGCAGGACGCGCTCAAGGTCAAGTTCAAAGACGGTGAGATCGACATCGATCAGTACACCGCCGCCAACGAAGCGCTGGCCGAACAGCGAGCGGCGCTGTCCGAGGCCAAGATCACGGACAACGTGTCGCGCCAGATGCACGAGCGCGCCGAATTCCAGTCGCGCGAAGCTGCTGTCACCAAGCTGTTCGAGTCGGCCCTGGGCCAGGGCGTGAACTACGACGGCGAGCCCGCGCGCTTCGAAGAGCTGAAGGCCACCATGACTGCGCTCAAGGGCATGTCGGCGTGGTCCAACCGTTCGTTCCAGGCCACGCTGAACGAGGCGCATCGGCGTGTGATGCTGGTCAATGGGATCACGGCCGCTGCTCCGGCAGCTGTGCCCGCCGCGGCCCCGGCTGCCGCCCCTGCGCCGGCTTCGCGCCGTCCCCCGATTGATGCCGCACCGAAGACCCTGGCCCAGGTGCCGGGCGGCGAGGGCGCGGGCGACATGGCCGGCGAGTTCGCTGACATCGACCGTTTGGACGGCGATGCGCTTGAGGCGGCGATCGAGCGCATGTCTCCCGCACAGCGCGAGCGCTACCAGCGCGGCAATTGAACGTGACCGACACACGAATGTTCTTCGACATCAGCCCCGATGACGGGCTGGTGATCCAGTGCGGCGGCCAGGCATCCGTGAAGGTTGAGGTTCTGCACAAGACCGGCCGGTCTGCTCGCCTGCGGGTGTCGGCACCGGCCGAGGTCAAGGTTCAGCGTGTGTCGGCGCAACATCAACCAGACGCAGTGGATTGGCTCGCGGGCGGTCCGCCCGCCGTGCCAAGCACTGCACCATAGCAACTGCAAACTGCGGATTCCGCAAGACAGCGTTGAGCGCATGAGTGCTCTTCAGGGTCATTCACCTCGAAGGAGCATTTCTCATGGCACGCACCATTGTTGGCGTCAACGACCCCAAAGCGGTCAAGCGCTACGCCGGCCTCACGGCCTACGACACCTCGCACAAGAGCTACTTCAACCAGCGCTTCATGGCGCGCGGTGCTGAAGCCGAAGTGCCCATTCAGATCCTGACCGATCTGGAAACCGATGCTGGCGAACTGATCAGCTACGACCTGCTGGCCGAGCTCAAGATGGCGCCCGTTGAAGGCGAAGACATCCTGGAAGGCAAGGAAGAGGCGCAGAAGTTCTACACCGACTCGATCTACATCGACCAGGCTCGCTGCGGTGTGAACACCGGCGGCCGCATGACCCGCAAGCGCACGCTGCACAACCTGCGCGAGAAGGCCAAGCGCCAGCAGTCCACGTGGTGGTCCCGCCTGTTCGATGAACTGCTGTTCATCTACCTCTCGGGCGCCCGCGGCATCAACGCGAATTTCCTGGTGCCCCTGGGCTACACCGGCCGCGCCAACAACGCGCTGGTGGCGCCGGACTCGTACCACACGATCTACGGCAACGATGCGACCGCGTTCAACAACATCGACGCGGCCGACAAGTTCGACCTGCGCCTGATCGATCGCGCCAAGACCAAGGCTGACAGCCAAGGTGGCGGCGCCTCGGGCACGCCGGTCCTGCAGCCTTGCAAGATCGACGGCAACGAGACCTTCGTGTGCGTGATGCACACGTTCCAGGAAGATGACCTGCGCGCCAACTCGGGGACGGGCCAATGGATGGACATCCAGAAGGCCGCAGCTGCCGCTGAAGGTCGCAACTCGCCGCTGTTCAAGGGCTCGCTGGGCATGTACCGCGGCTGCATCTTGCACTCGCACCGCAATGCCATCCGCTTCAACACGGCCGGCGCTGGCAGCAACGTGGAAGCCGCGCGCGCCCTGTTCCTGGGCTCGCAGGCGGGCATTGTGGCGTTCGGCTCGCCGGGCACCAACCTGAAGTTCGATTGGAACGAGGAAACCCGCGACAACGGCGACAAGGTGGTCATCACCACGTCGGCCATCTTCGGTGTCAAGAAGGTGACCTTCAACTACGACAACACCGGCGCGCAGGACTTCGGTTGCTACGCCATGGACACCGCTGCAGCCTCGCGCTGATCGGTACCGGCCACCCCGAAACTTAGGAGCAAATCATGTCCTTCGCGAATCAGAACGACTACATCAGCGGCCGGCTCCCCCCGGTCTTCCCGGCCGGCGCCGAAGTGGTCGCCGTGCGCTTTGCCCTGGCGCTGGGCACTGCCGACCTGGCCCTCAACACCATCGGCCAGATCGGCATCTTGCCGGCCGGCTGCGTGCCCGTTGAGGTCCGCGTGGACGGGACCGACCTGGACTCCGGCGCTGGCGCTGCGGTGTTCGAAGTGGGCATTTGGGACGGTTCGGCCGCCAGCTTGTCCACTGCTGCAGCCGATGGCGGCGGCGCCTGGGGCAACACCGGCGCGGCCGTGGCCACTGCGTTCGACAAGCCGCTGACGCGCACGTTGAACAACATGGCCAGCGTGCAGAACAGCCCCGGCGCCGATCGCAAGATCGGTGTCAAGGTCACCACGGCGCCCAGCACCGCGGTGGCTGGCACCCTGGGCGTGACCGTGTTCTACAAGGGCGCCTGACGAGCCCATCCCCCGGGCCTGGGTCCGGCCTGGGCACATCCACGGGGGGGCTTCGGTCCCCCGTTCTCACTTCTGGAGCTGACATGAAGCTGATCACCACCATCACCCCGCGCCGCGATGGCGTCGTCCGCGTCAAGCTGCCCTCCGGCGGCGATGTTGTGTTCACCAAGGATTCCGAAGGCCAGCTGGCCGCCGATGTCGAGCAAGACTCGGACGTGGCGCACTTGCTGGCCCTGCCTGAAGGCAACTTTGAACCGGCCGACACCGCCGACTTCGCGCGCGCCGAGAGCCTGGTGGAGAGCGCCATTGGCGGCGCCGACGACGATGATGCGCCTGGTGATGACGACGACGACGACACACCCGGCGCCGACGACGAGCTGCCCAACGGCGGCCTGCCGGTCGAAGCCAATACGGCACCCGCGCCGGCCGCCACTGGCAAGGCCGCCAAGGCCGCCAAGGCCGCTTCCAAGGGCTGAGCAACATGGCGGCCTGGGACATCTTCATGCCGCTGGTGCGAACCGGCGCAACTGACGCCCCGGGCCCCCTGGTGCGCCAGCAGCTGCGCCTGGCCGCCCGCGAGTTCTGCAAGCGCACGGGCGCCTGGGTTGAGTGGATCGACGCGGCAACCACGCTGGTCCCCGGCGTCTACACCTTCACCAAGCCAACCGATGCCGAGCTGGTGCGCATCAGTGGCGCAACGGTCGCAGGGCGGCCGATCGATCTGTCGTTGCTGGCTGAGTACGCCTCGGATCCCGTAGACAACGGCGCCAATGAGGCGCCCGCTGTCAGCACCGGCGACCTGGGCACGTTCATGCTGACCGGCGCAGTCACTGCGGATCCGGTCAAGGTCAAGGCCATCCTGATGCCGACGATCGACGCAGCCGCATGCCCCGATCTGCTGGCCGCCCGCTACCTTGAGTGCATCGCGGCGGGTGCGCGCTTCGGCGTGCTTTCAACCCCCGGGGCATCGTTCGCCAATCCAGACGGCGCGGCGCTGGCCAACACGATGTTCACGAGCGGCATCAACAAGGCCATCACCCAGGTCTTCCGGGGCAACACCACCAAAACCCGCCGGGCACCTGTTCGCTGGTGCTGAGCACAAGGGGCCTACATGGCAATCACCGCGCAATCAATCGTCAAGAGCGTGGTGGAGGTTCTCCAAGACCCCACCAATGTTCGTTGGAAGATCGCCGACATCGCGCGCTACTTCAACGACGGGCGCCGCCAGATCATCCTGCACCGGCCTGATGCCGGCTCCACCGAGGCCGCGCTGGCCCTGGTGGCCGGCGTGCGCCAGACGCTGCCCGCCAATGGCGCCAGCTTGATGGACGTGAAGCGCAATTCGACCGGCGCGAAGCGCGCTGTCACGCCGATCCGCGACCGCAAGATCCTGGATGCGATTGACCCCGACTGGCCCAGCATGACCGGCGCAAGCGTCATCGAGCACTTCATGTACGACGAGCGCGACGCGCTGGCCTTCATGGTCTACCCGCCGGCGGCGCTGGGTGCATCGATCGACATCCTGTACTCGGCCTACCCCGCCGACATCACGATCCCGGGGCCATCGGCCGCCTACAGCGACGTTACCGGCAACCTGGGCCTGCCCGATGTGTTCGGCAATGCCATGACCGACTACTGCTTGTACCGGTGCTACGCCATCGACAACGAGTTTTCGCCGGATCCGCAGCGAGCGGACAAGCACCTGACGCTGTTCGCCTCGGCGCTGGGCGTGGAGATTGATGCGATCCTGAAGTCGTCGCCGCGCGCGATGCCGGGGGCCTGACATGGCCAAGATCGAGCTTCGCCAGTTCGGCGGAATCCTGCCCTCGGTGGACAAGCGCCGGCTCCCGCCAGGCGCTGCGCAGACGGCACACAACATCGATCTGCGGTTTGGCGACTTCCGGCCGCTGCCCGGGCCCGGCGGATCTGTGGCCACGGTGGCCAATGCCACGCAGTCAATCTTCCGCACGCCGTCCGGCACCTGGCTGTCCAGCACCAACGATGTGGACTATGTGAACGCGCAGGTCAACAACGCGACGTTCGAGCGGGTCTATCTCACCGGCCGGTCGGCCTATCCCGAGGCATGGCAGGACGGCTCCTACCGGCAGCTGGGCGTGCCCGCTCCCGGGGCCGCGCCAACGGTGGCCGTGGTCGCCAGTGACGAGTTCTCCACCGACGAGTACAACTCGTCCAAGGTGGCACTGCCGAAGGCGATTGAGGCCATGCTGAAGGCCCGCACCAGCCAGGTGAACCTTGGCAATTCGCCAACGGCTACGCCGCCGGTGTATGCCTCTGGCGGCTGGCTGGCCCATGGCTCGCAGCCTGACCTTCCAACGTCGTCCAACCTGCAATGGGCGTTCTGCGTGCCCATGGTGTTGTCGGCAGGCCAGTACGTGATGTCGCACCCGGAAACCGACAACCACCTGTTGGCGCCCGAGTTCTCTGGCAAGCAGATCACCTATGGCGGCAACACCTATTGGGCCGTCCCCGTCTACATGCAGGGCCAGGGCGCCAGCGTGGACCTGGTTGGCCTGACGGCAGACTTCAAAACGGTGATGAGTCCGGCCAATCCCGCTGTGCGCCTGTGGACCGATGCCAAGGTGGACGAGCTGGTGGCCGCGGTGGCCTACGACTACAACCTGACCGTTGAGCCGCGCAAGGGCTTGATTGATGCCATCAACAGTGCTCAGGCGCTGGTGAACCGAGCGTACTCCGGTGAGGTGGTTACGCTGGCCATCAAGGCGGCTGTGGCTGATTTCTTCCTGCGCGCCGACGTGGTGGCGCAGATGACCGAGCTGGTGGGCACGTCAACCGGCGGCACAGCGCTCACGGGCAATGCTGCCGGCGGCGCCTTCACCATCAAGGTTGCGGGCTA